AGCGGGGTTATCTTTGCATCTAAACGCAAAAACGATAAATGAGAGTCGGAATCTCCGGTAAATCTTTGAATCCGCATTCTTTGCATGTTGCCTTGGTTAAACCAAACCAAACGTTTCTTTGTTTGCCCGTTTGTTCCTACGTGTATCGGCTTTGATTGCGACCACGACAAGCCATCGAGCGAATACGATGTGGAGATAATCGGACTTGATCCAACTGGAATACGGCCTGTCAAAGCAACCAATTCAAGCTCATGAAAAATCGCGCCCGCGCCGTTGTTGTAAACAATAATCGTGCCAAATTCCCAGCGAACCATATTTCCATTGTGTTCGCCTGTAGAGTCATCAAGGCATGAAATAGCCGTGCTGGCAGGGTCGCCGCAAACCCATTTGTTGTAGGCGTAAACAAAGTTACGCGCCGTGTACTGGCTAAATCCTACAACCGTAGATGTGAGGATGTGCCACACTGGCTGTTCAAATGCTTGTGATGCAGCATGGTCGTAAACAAGCGTTCTATCTGGCAAGTGGATATATAAAAGCTGATGGTTTTTTTCTATCCGTGATTCAACCACAATGCCGCTAAGTTGCGATTCTGTAAATCCCTCTAGGATTGTGTCTACCTCCTGAGTCGATAGCTTAGTTGTAGAGCCATTCGCGCCTAGATAAATACCTAGCGCCTCGTTTCGTCCCGAGCCTACAAAGGCAATTGCATCTAAAAATTGAGCGTGTGCAAAAGTTCCGATAGCGCCTTTTTGGATTTGAGCGCCTTCAATCCTTGCAAACGGGAAAAACTCGCCGCCTACGTTATCAAAAAGCTCCATTGTGTAGCGGTTGACCGCATAAACTTCGTTGCGAATTTTGCGAAGCCCAATAACCGGGTCTGGGTCTGCCTCAGAGCTACCGTACTTTAATGGGTTGATGGCCAGCGGATCGCCTAGCTCAGTGACAACCAAGGATTCGCCGTCAGTCGTCATGAAATAGCCGTCAACCCAAAGTTGATCAACGACAACGCCAATATCTGTGTCTGTCACCTGCGTTAGCGTGCCATTCCAGTAGTACAGCTTGCCACCTGACGCAATTGAAAGCCTATCAAAGCTGTAATCAAAGCGCACTTGCCCTGTGCCGCCAATGTCGCCCAGAACAGTCACAGAGCCATTATCAGCAACGGTTACTAGCTTAGTCCCTGATGCGCGATAACAAACACCATTCCAATTTATGCCGCCTCGGTCTACGCCTTGCCCTGTAGCCAACTGAGTATGCCCCGGCGCGGGTCTCAAATACCCCGCCGATACGCCCGATTTCTTTGGGACAGGCATAAGATTAACGGGATACGACGTGCGAACATCTACCCCGCTATCCGTAAAAATGCCGTTAAGGATTGAGATTTGCATTTAGCCAATCCGATACCAGCTATTTTGAGCAGTGATAAACCGTAGCCGCGCAAATCCGTCAGCGGCCAAGGTTGTTGGAGCGCCATTGGCAGCGGCTGCGCCGTTCAGCCCAATCGTCAAAGCCGTGATTGTTTGTGTTGAAGTGATGAGCACTTCAGTGCCGTCAGGCGTGATGGTGTTTAGCGGTAGCGTAATCGTGCCCGTTGCAAGCGTTCCTGCGGGCTGTAGCTGCATCCATTGCGACTGTGTAGGGGTGGGCACAGGCAAGCTAAAGCCGGTCGTTGGAACAGACGAATTGACAGCCATTGAAGGAGCTGCAAATTGATCTTGGAAAAACGCCATCAAGTCGCCTACGGAAACCCTTCGCGCATCGCCTTGGCTTGTGACAAATACCGGGATTTGATCGCCGCTTGAAACAGAATCAACAGGTGATAGAAAATTGATAGTTGTCATGTGTTTGCCTTAAAACGTAATAGCGCCGTCTTGCCCTGCGTCGATAGGCTTCGGAGTCTCGAAAATAAAGGGCGAAAGAACGCCGGGAATACGCTTATTGCCAGCGCCAGCGGGCAGCGTATTAGGCAGCGCCATTTGTGGAGGCGTAGAAACCCAAGCTAAAAGCGAGTCATAACTGTTTTTGGCCGCAATCTTAGTTTCTGCCATTGGCTGCCGCCCAAAGATCGGGCAGATACGCAAAGCCAAGTTTGTCTCGATCGCTGTATTGGCTGCGTCGGGTACGTTTGTCTCTGCGTCAAGGTCTGAGTTTTCAGGCGAACCGGGGATTGGGTAGCCGATACGGATGCCAATTGAATTCCATTCGGCCATCATCGAATCAAGCCTACGCAAGCATAGCTCTTGTTGCGCAGGCTCAGTATCAAACTGATAGTTAGCAAGGCCAATTTCAGCTAGAGCGCCCTCAACAAATTGACGCTTGCTATAACTCATTCTGATGCCTTTTCAATCTCTGCCAATAAGCGAGAATCAGACCAGCGCTTATCAACCTTTAGGCCGATTTGCTCTGCTTTTTGTAGCATTTCATCTCGTGTAACGTCAGGCTCTGCGTCCGGGTTTGGAACAAGCCCTGCGGCCTCTTCTAGCGTTTCAAACCATCCATCAGATTTGGCCTGCTCTACATCCTCATGATCTTTGCGGTCAAACAAAAACCCGCGCAATGGGTCGCGCTCAGAGCCGGGGCATTTAAATAAAAGCATGGTTATCCTTTGAAAAAAGGGGGGCTTTCGCCCCCTCCGTGGTTACGACATTACGGGACTTGATCAAAGATCAAAATACCCGCCATCTCTGGGTTAGTCATCACGACACCGAACAAGATATCAAGCGTGTAGAGGGTCGTGAAAGTCGAGTTATCGAATTTCTTACCCATCACAACTTCAAAGCCTTGGTCGGTCGTGCCTCGCAAGATTGCCACGCCTTGGTCGCTTGCTGGGAGCGCATAGCGTCCGGGCAAGATTTCGAGCGCGTCACGGTGGAAGAACGGATTGATGTCGGCAGCATCAACAGACAGCCAATTAATAGAGGCAGTTGCGGATGTAGAAACCACTTCGGCGTTTTTGTACTGCAATTCAGCAGCGGTAGGGCTAGAGTTCGCGCCAACGATAGGAGGCGAGATCGTCATGGTCGTACCGGAGTTGACCGCGATGACACGGAACGTTTTAAGCACACCTGTTGGGCGCTTGGTGATTGCGTGCACGTTCTCAATACCTGCGATAGTGAACGCAGCGCCAACGGTTACGCCGGTTGTCGTGCTCACAGTCACCAATTGATAGCGGTTATCAACGTTGATTTGACCGCCTACAGAGGTAGACGTTGCAGCAGGCACATAGCGCACCTGAGCGCCGTTCGTTGCAATGGTTACGGTTGCAGTCGTTGCAGCGATGCGGTTAGAGTAGTCCAGTTTGTAGGTCGTGAAACCAGCAACAGGACCAACCAAACTGCGCTCATATGCTTGATCAGACTTCGCGTTGCCAAACGAACGAGTAGCGATAGCCAAGTTGTTAGCCATGCCGTTGTAAGAAGCAGACGACAGGAACAAATGACGGTCACTAGCCGGAACGCCGGTTTGGTTCATCAGCGTGTCAGCAGCGGCCACATCGTTGTAAGTGCCTGCGGCGGTCGTGCGAGCAACAACTAAGCTGCCCTGCGTTGCGGCAACGTCCATTGCGGCAACGTTAACGTCAGTTGCGAGACGCTGATACGCGGCCTCACCCAAACGGCCTTCTTGGATTGCGTCACGCATTTCAAGTGCGTTCATATTCCAAGGTACGCTTTTCTTAAATCCAAGCGTAGAAGGAACGGAAAGCTGAATAGCGTCGGATGGCGTTACGGCACTACCTACAGTTCGATCTTGCGAGCGCAGGATGTTCGGCACAGGTCGCCAAATGGTATCGCGGGCGCGTTCCATCAGTTGGCTATCGGTGCGGTACACCTTCGCAGCTTTTGACAACACTAGCGCGTCGTTGAAGCCCATCAGGACATCTTCAAACGCAACGCGCTCTTCTTTACTAAATGCATTAGGCATATCAGCCCCTTTCAAAAAATATGAGTTAAATAGGGTTTCCCCCGGTTTAGTCTCACCTTTTCAGCAGGCGGGGCTGATATACACTCGCTTTTAACGCCTCGGCAGGCGGGATTTACCAATTGATATAAGTTACCAGATTATTAAATCAAAGTCAACTTGTTTTGGCCTTCATTTGTTTTCTGTAGGCGTAAACCTTGTCATAGTTTCCTGTCTTCTCGGCTTCTGCACGTAGTTGCTCTAGTTTATTGCCAGACAGTCCACCAGAAACACCGCTAGATGCACGCAATGGCTTGTCAGGCGAAGGGGTTGATTTAGTAGGTGATTTTGTAGCCATTTTGGCCTCCATTGTTGCGATTTGATAGGTAAATTCCACGGGGTCGGCAATGCTGCCTAGCTTTGCGGCTAACTCAGGATTGCGGCCAATCTCTAGCACCAGTTTGGCGGGGTCGCGGGCATTCTTAACAATGATGACCTGCTGCACATTTGACAAAACATCTTTGCACACCTCTTCAGCATCATCAAAATCAGGCGCAATCGTCCGAACGTTAGTTTTCTTTGCCTCATATCCGCTTACTTTTTCTTGCCAAGTTTGTTGCAAGCGCTCTTCGTGCTGCGCTTGCTCTCTGCGATGCGCTTCAATTCTTAGCTTTTTATCAGTCCAGGCAGCGTATTCGCTTTCAAAGCGTTCGCTATCAAAGTCGCATCCCTCTAGCGTTGGCTTTGCCCCTAGTTGCGGCACAGGAGCGCCCTGAGTAGATTGAACGACCTGCAATTGCCGCTTCATTTCTCGGTTTTGCCTGCGT